CCCCGAAGTGAAACCGATAGGGCGATCTTTCTCTTTTAGCAAAGGATAAGTTATAGGCATTAACCCGTTGTTTATGCTAACACTTGCTGCAGTAATAGGGAAGTTTACGCCAGTTCTGAATGTAGCTACATATCCATGATCATTTCCCGCTAATCCCGGTACTTCACCAATTCTAGATCCACCTGCAATATGTCCATTGCTTACTGCTAATGAGTGTCCAAAAGCATCGGCATCGGCCAACTTGGAAGGGTGAAACGTACGTCCTTCAGACCAAGATTTTCCGTAATCAGTAGAGTTCCAAATGTATCCGAGGCCTGCAGAATTTATTCCGTTGGTGTCGAACGTATGACCGCCTGCCACAATAGTAACATTCTTACCGTTCTCAGACGTGTCCATATCTACAGGCAGTCCGAAATAATCATTAACCTCTAAATCAGCAAAGTCTACAGTTAGTGGAAGCAGAGTAGTTACATGATTAAATACGCCTAATGTCGAAGTAGTATTATAGACAAATACACCTCCTGTGTTACTTAAGCCATTCAGTACATCTAGTCCGTGCTCTCCAATGATCATGGTACCTTCTGCAAGCTTGACTTGGCGACCTCCTTGAGATGCTCCGGTAGGCAAGTATTTTCTCTCTGCTAGCGACCAGTCTTTTCCATTATTTGTGGATTTGAAGGAGTAGTAAGTACCGGCACCTTCTCCAGAAGCACATACTATAGCCACTCCGTCATATATAGCTACTCCTCTACCGAAATAATCGTGTGCTGCACTGGTGCCGCCATGATCTGACCCAACTAAATGCTCTCTCTTAGTCCACAACGCTCCTTCTCTTCTATAAATAGCGGCGCTGCCTGCTTTGTCGTTGCCTGTAGAAGTATTATCTAGCCAGCAACCTACAATAAGCATGTTGTGATATAAAGACACGTCCCTGCCAAATTCTAGGTACGTGTCACCGGTAGCGGTGCCTGTAGGGTCTATAATTGCTTCTTGCTGCCACAGGTCTGCTTTTAAGGAGAAGATATTTACACGGCCTGTAGTATCTGTACCTCTGCCTTGTTCTCCTATTGCTACCTGCCTACCGCAAGGTGAGATAGAAATTGGACTACCATCATGGGGTCCTCCAAATTGTGCACTTCCTTCAGGTGAGAAGGAAAATAAAGTCTGTTTAAATACCCAAGCGTTAGTAGCTTCATCAAATTTAAAAACTTGTACTGAGCCTGCATCGCCTGTGGCAGTATCATCTCCATATGCGGATACCATCAACCAAGGGTACTGCATGTCCATTGCCGCTCCAAAATAATCATGCGATGTAGGCGAATCAGGAAGCATGCCACCACGATAAAGAACTTCTTTACTTTCTTGCAGACCAAATTCCATGCTACTAAGTTTATTTACTATGTAGTTATCTGTTAGCGCTAACCCCGTTTTGTTCTCACACATTGAAGGGTGGAAGGCAGCCTTAAAGAAGTGCCAAGAGTGTATATTCTCGCCTTCAAAAACTAAACTATCATTTACAGATAGACCTAAAGTAGTACAGTCTATTCGCCCTCTACCCTCCTGGTTCATAACCCAGTTCGTACTAAGACCTACAGCGTGGTTGACCCCGGCTGGAGATAACAAAATAGCAAAATACCTTTGTCCGTTGATAACTACAGAATCGTAGCTTCTAGGATTGTAGCGGGCATTTAGTGTTATGTAGTCTGCTGTAATGCTGGTCACAGTTCGGGTAGTAGTAGCTACGCTTAATCCTGTTCGGTTTTCTAGACATCTAGTTAATATATTGCCATTACTCAATGTGAAGCTATAGTTAGTACGACCCATTGCACCGCCTAAAGATAATGCTTTTTCAGTATCTAACGTATGGGATAACTCCCAAGTTGTTTCGTTTAAGTTGTATTGGTATAGCTTGCCTCTACCGTAATTCGTATCGGTAGAGCCCCAACGTGAGTAATCGTCTGAGCCTGCGACTAATAGTGTAGTTCCATCAAAGTCTAGGTGGCGTCCGAAATAATGTTGCGTTGCTGCAAGAGGAGACGCTATAGTTTGTGTAAGGGACCAAGCTGTTCCATTATGTGTAATTACCAGCACTGCACCGCTATCAAAAAAGCCGGCATGTGAGTCTATGTAGGCCATGCCAAGCATGACGGTACCGTAAGTTCCGCCCTGGCGGTTATATTTACATATTTCGTTCTGTGATGCTATTGGTTTACTACCGGCCCCGATACTTAATGTCTGCTCTAGTGACCAAGTTTCTCCCGCGTCTGATGTAGTGTAAAAATAAAGATTTTTTCTGCTCGGAATAACAATTCTGTCTCCATCTATCTGCACACTTCTTCCGTATTGCGCGTCCGTTCCATCTGTGTTATATAATATAGCCTTTTGCACCCATGCGTTGCTTACAAGCTTCCATACAACTGCTGCACCAATATCATCGTTTAAACTATCTCCGGAATCGTGCCCAGATACACCTGTTACTAAATAGTCTCCGCTCATTGCTACTGATTGACCTAGTCTATCATCATCATAGTCCCCTGAGACTCCGTCATCGTCACCATTATCCTCGTCAAAGTCAGGACTAGAATAAGCCGCTACAAGAGTCCAGACTCCTGCAGCTCTAGTAAAGTAGTAGAATCCTCCGTCTCCGCCCAGGCGATTGACTGCACTTATAACAAGTTTATCCCCTTCGAGAGCCATAGAGACCCCGAAGTACTCATGGCCTGCCGTCTCAGTAGGTCGTAAAGTCTGTTGAAACTCCCACGTACACCCACCATCATTTGTTACATACACATGAGCAGCACCATCGTAGTTATTTGTATCAGGGGCGTTTTCCCATGAGTGTGCAAATATTGCAGTATTGCCTTCCATTGCAGCCATTTTTCCACTGTCAATGTTGCCGCTTCTATGTTGTGGCGAGTTATCTGCAGACTGTACTAAATCCTGTGGGTCGAACTTTTCTAGATGCGTTCCGTACCCGCTCCAGTTGATTGTTGCCATAGAATCTATAGCAACGCTGGCATCTGCACTATTTAGCTTGCAACCTCTTAGTTTATACCCAGTATTATTTTCAAATACAAAGTACAAATTAAAGGTATCTAGTAGCTCGTCTCTTGACATTGTTACTACTTGTGATGCTGCTGATACTGTAGAAGGGGAATTAGCATATGAAGTGGCGGAACCTTTGGAAACTAGCTCCCACAGTACATCTTCCACTGCTCGCTCCTTAGATCCTTGTGTAAAAGGCCTAACGAAAGTCGAGAAAGAGAAGTTTGCAGGAGCATAGCTAGCTTTTATCTTTTTATTAAATCTATTTAAGGAGTTTCTTGTCGTACCTCCCCCTACTAAAGTAGGAGTAGCTAACTCTACTGATTCAGATCCCTGTGAGAACGAAGGGGTGCCTGTAACAATAATCTGCCACAAGTGGCCATCCTTGCTCTCAAGGTATACCTTAGTTTCATTACCATAATAAAAGTCATTAGCCATATTCTATATTCCAAAGAAAGGGGCCGAAGCCCCTTGCTGTTACTACTTAGTTATTAAGCGAAGTAAGCGATTGAACACTCGTCAGTGCCGTCAATGAACTGAGGAAGTGCATCAAAGGTAGCCTCTACAGATACAACATCGTCGAAACTATGTTGTGGAATCTGGAAGTGTGAGTGGTTACACTGAAAACGCAATCTAGGAGTGGCTGAAGTTGTGCCACCGATATTAACAGTTAAGTCAAACTCATTGGTGATCTTACCTGTTGAAAGAGTTAAATCTTCAAACAAGTCTGCAGATCCAGCCGCAGCATCATCCAAGTAACAAGTTAAAGAACCTGAAACACTTCGAGTTCCTGTAACATGGCCAATAGGCTTATTAACAACGCCTAACTCTTCTGGAGTTAAGAAAGTAAGGTTATTAGAAACTGTAATGTTTCCGCCGGTTAAGACCAAGTTGTAAGAACCTAAGATTGATTCACTTGCAGATGCAGTTAGAGCCAAAGTACTTAATCTGTTTTGGATAAAGTTGCTTGTGCTTGTAATCTTCTCATCTATAGTTGTTGTTGGAGCAGACCCTTCAGTAATAGTAGTGCCCATGCCCGACCAGTTAATTGTTGCAATGCCTTCGATATCAAAATCAATACTTGCTTCGTTGAAAGCAGCACCGTTGATTTCATAAGCCATAGAGCCACTACCTGATTCATTAGGGATTACAAACGTTAATACAACTCCAGAAGCCAAGGTTGGTACATTAGACTGAGCAAACTCAATGTTCAAGTCGGTACCATCTGAGGTAGAAACTGCAGATGAGCCACGTTTCATATCACCGGCTGTCCAAGTGTCTGCACCTAGCAACAAGCCCCAAAGAATTTCTTCTACGGCGTGGATATCGTTGTCGGTATCGCCAGCTGCTTTAGCGTAAGCTGCAGTACCTTTAAAAGGTCTAGCATAAGTCGAAAAAGAGAACTCTACAGGGGCTAAAGAGTTATTAAACATCTTTCTGCCTCGGCGACTAACTCCAGTTGCACCAGTTGCTTCTGATAAAGTAACTTCTGCTGTGTTTGTTGATTGAGAGAACGAATAGCCCTCTAATACTGGGATTTCCCAAACTTGGCTGCTGATCCCGGAAACGTATAGTTTTACGTCTCTACTCATAAAAATTGACATAGTTATTCTCCTATGGAACTCTTGAAAGAACTAAGCGTGAACATCTGTTCGTGTTAGTAGTTTCTAATATCGAACCTCTATTTGTAGTTCTCCTACTCCTAGTGGCTCTAGTACGCCCTCGTCAGTATCTATACTAAGGAGAGAGATTTGGTGTGTGTAATGTGTACTGCCTTGAGCGTCCGTATATAGTAGTCTAGAATTATTCTCTACTACTGTCTCTACATCTTCCATAACTGCAGCTAGCGCATCTTGCGCGTTTTCTTCGTCTACGTAGCATCTAACAGTTATAGTTAGAAATCTATCTTTGTATCCACCGCCTTGGTATTCTCTGGTTTCTTGTCCTGCGTTTAGGTGGACCGCAGGAAAGTCAGTAACTTCATCCCAAAACAATAGTCTAGGACTTACGTTATCGAATAGATTGGTCAAGAAAGTCCCTGTACCATCTATAGCTTTTAATTGTTCTGCTAGAGCAGTTACTATGGCGCTTCTTCTAGTTGTATAAGTTCTTGTAGTCATTATGTTCTCCTAGTAAAGAATCTGCCAATCGCAAGTTTTGATGCTATGTCTCTTATAGACTTATCTATTAACTTTCTCGGGTCTCGGTCTGAATCTGCAAACCTGGAACCGCTACTAGCCTCGAATACCTCATATGGGTCTCTGCGGTACGTGTATCCTATGCTTGGCAACCCCGTTTTTGTGGTTGCTATGTCAGTAACTTTGACGCTGTTTGAAAATCTACCTGTGCGATTCTGTAGGGCAGGCTCATTCATGTTCTCTCTAATTTTCTCTGGCAATGCTTTATTTAAAGAAGCAATTAGCTGTAAAGGGGTTGAAGATACGCCTTGATTCTTTTTGGCTTTTTTCAGTCTTTTACGTTTTAAAGCAGCAGAAGTTACAGCACCTTTTCCAGCGCTATTCATCTTTGCAACTGTTGTAGAGTGCTTAACCTCTTCTAGTTTAGAAACTTTATGGTTCTTTTTCCCTTTAAAAGATTTTAATACTGCATTTTTTGCTTGTTTTTCTTTTATCTGTTTAAAAGAGTCTGAGCCTTTTAACTCTGTAAAGTATCCACCATCTGCTAACTCTTGTATTGCCTTATTTAAAGTCTTTTTGAGATCCGCCTTTCTATTCTTTGAGATACCGCCCTCTTGTTTATTATCTACGGCAGAACCTATGAAAACGTTCATCTGATCTGTTTTGGTATCTCGTACAACTTTAAGGTCTATCTTTCGTTTCTTAAAGAACTTTATTATAACAGACTTAGATCGTTGACTATCATCAAGTACGGAGTTGTCTATTGCGTCTCGTACTTGCGACTCTACAATACCTTCTAAGTGTCCATGCTCTAGGTTGAATATGTCACCTGCCTGCATTTCTGTCTTTTTGCCCAATACTATTTTTACCGACTTAGAAAAATGCGAAGCAATTATCTTAATCTGTTGCTTATATGTGCTATATATCTTTGCATATCGGTTAGTTGTCTTGGCATCAAAGGAAGCGACAATCTTAGCAGTGGTAAAAGTATGCAATCGAACACTGGGGTCTTTGCCCGCTATTCTTTTAATATCGGTACCAATATGTTTTATCAGCTTTCGAACATCTGGTTCAAGCAATGTCAGTATAGTATCTACATCGGACTTACTTATATCGGTAAACTGGTTTTGTAGCACCAGAGTTAAAGCCCGCCTAAGACCTTTTCTAGTTACTGTGAAAGAGTGAGCCTGATAATTGGCTGTATTCTTTCGGTATTCAGTAGAACTACGGGACAACTCTTTATTCAGCTTTTCAAGAAACTTTTGCTGACTAGCTCTACTCACTAGTGCGTCCTGTAAAGGTCGAGTACTCTTTTAATGTGGTCTGGAAAAGATATATCGCTGCGAGCATTCTGTATAGTAGCGCCTTTAATAGTCTTGCGCTCTTTGTGCTCACCTTTAAGATAATAAGTTACTGTATCTGCTACTGCCAGTAACAAATCTGCAGGGGTTGAGTTATATCCTGCAGCGTAAGTAACTTTAACGGAGTTAATGCCTTGTTTCCAGTTTTGATAATGACCGCCAGAAACTCTATACAATGTGTCTGTAGCAGCGTCTAACTCTACATCATCAGTATTAGATAAAGTAGTATAAGTGCCTCCAATTTCGGTACGCTCCTGTACAGTTACAATTGTAACAATTGGGCTTTCCGTTAACTGAATTGCGTTTGTACCGTAGTTTACAGAAATGGTCTCTACCTTATTGGAACCGCTATAATGATCTATAATACTGTTTCCACAATAAGTTTTTATTAATTGACTCACAGACGAGATAATAACTTCCGTGCGAGCGTCATGCTGAGTATTTGAAATGCCCTCAAGCTCTTTATATTCGGTTAGTGTTATTAAATTTGCCATATTATAAGTCCATTAATAAAAACTTGGGGGCGGCGAACCACCCCGAAGTTATTAGTATTACTACTATTATGCGTACGATGCACGTACTACAGGTCGGTTACCAGCAGTGCCAGCTTCAATTTGATTGAAACCAACAGACTGAGAAGCAATCAACGCTGTGCGTTGGTTAGCAACTTGGTACTCAGACTCGATGTTAACACCACCTAAACGTGGAATAACATAGTTATTTACGTTAACTGCAGCAGCAGCGGTAGTGGCTACGTCACCACTAGCATTCAAGTTACTAGCAAGAACGTCAGAAGCAATAACAGGAGAACCGTATACAGTACCGATTAAACCAGAGATTTTAGACGCTAAAGCATCGCCAACTTCTGATACATCAGTAAATCCAGGACCATCGATAAGCTGTAAGTAGCCATCAGTAGGTAAGATGTAAGCTACATCTTGAGGATTCATACCAAATTTACCCATGTCTTGACGCATTGCTAACAAGCCATTTGCAGTGATTTCTTGACCAGCAGCAGAAGCATCAATTGCTACTTGAGCGTCAGCGGTTGCAGTATCAACGTCACCAGTAGGTGCAACGCCATAAGCGCCAGTTACTGTATCAACACCGTCATGACCTACTAGACCATTTTCTACAGTAGTTGAAGAGTTACCAACTAAACACATTTTGTCCATCGCTTTGGCGTGTGAACGTACAAGAGCTGATTGAATCATTGGCAACATAGCGATGATAGTTTGCTCATCAGTATCGTTGCTAAGGAAAGTACCTGCTACTAAACGGAATGCACGTAAGATAACTTGAGTAGTTGCATATGCGCCTGTTCCGCCAGCTACACTATTAATGATAGTGTTATCAGTATCTTGAATACCAGTAGCACTAAAAGTAGCGAAACCAGTATCAGGAGCGATAGGTAATACAGTTGCACCAGAAGTAACTGCAATTTCACGGAATAAACCAGCAACACGTTGCTCTAAACGAACAGCTTCTGTGAAAGAAGAGATAACGCTAGAGTCAATACCTAATGAACCTGCACCAGTATAAGTAATATCTAAACCAGCTTTTTCCATAAGATCTTTTGCGAATTGAGTTTCCATGCCTTTGCCAGTGATAGCGCCAAGGATTTTAGCTTGTAAAAAGTCGTTGCCCCATGCAGAAACATCGCCAGATTTACGACCAGAAAAGTCACGCTTGCTTTTACGCATAGCTTCTAACTCAGCAGCTTTTTCAGCTACTTGAGCTTCATACTTTTTAGTAATCTCTTGAATTTCAGAATCTTTTGCTTTTGCAAAATCAGCTTCCATGTCAGCAACTAAGCGATCTGCACCAGTTTCAATACCAGTACGGATTGTGCTTTCTACTGCAGCTTTTTCAGCTGCTTTTTGTTCTACTGCGTCAGCAGCAGCTTTTTGTTCCGCTACATCAGCGGCTTTTTGTTCGGCTTGTTTCATTGCAATTTTAGCAGCAGTTTCTTCAGCTACTTTCTTAGCAAATGCTTCCAAGTCGATTCCGGATTCATTAGTATCCATTTTGATCTCCTGTTTTTCCGATTTCTCGGAGCTTGTAGGTGCATCACTAACCAGGTTGGATGATATTTCATCTTCTTTGGTCAGAGACTGACCTGTTAGATCTACACGATTGGTGAAAGTTTTCTTGAACTCATTGTACTCTTCTTCAGAGTCAAACGATTTCGCGAGAGAAAAAGTAGCTGCTTGATTGCATGGTACCGATACAACCGATACTTCAAACAACTCAGCATCCTTAATCAATAATCCGTCAGTTTCTTTTATATAATCAGCATCCTTGACTTTGAAACCAACGGAAAAGGCCCCAAGAACACCGTCTTTTACTAGTTCACAGACATGAGCAGGAGCAGATTTACTAATCTTTGCTTCTAACTCTAGTCCATTCTCTGTTACTCTAACTCCTGTAGCACGACCAATAGGTTTATCATAGTCATGATTAAATAGTATTACAGGGTTATTTTTAAAATTTTCTAAACCACCTTTTTCCCAAGCCTCTTTAGAGATTACATCTCCAGCTCGGTCAGAATGGTTAGTGCTAGCCATACCTCGTATCATTACGCTGCCGTCATCATTTTCCTGAGACTTGAACATAGAGGCTACATGTAAGATTTTATCCATATTACTTCTCTTTTTTAACTGCTGATTTTGCAGCAGGCTTAGCTTTTGCCTTAGGCGCAGGCTTGGGAGTAGGTTTAGCTACTACCTCTGGCTTAATATTGTTAGCTAAAGCCCATAACTCAGGCTCTACCTTACTCATGTATATTAAAAAACTATTCCAGCTTTTGAAGTTGCTTAGAATAAATTTAGGTGGCATACCTCTTGGTCTAGAGCCATCTGATCTATACTCATAGTAGTTTGGAACTTTGCCTTTTTCTGCAAAGTATAAACCAAGGGTTCTTGTTATATTATTCTTTCTCTGGGTAGTTAATGGCATTAGTCTTCTTCCTCTGCGGGTCTACCGCCTTCGTCTGGATTTACTGCAGAGCCTGCGATATTTGCAGGAATTCTGATATCTTGTGTATTTTCTATTTCATCGAAACCTAGACGCTCTCTAGCTTCTGCTGCAGTAATAATTCCGCCATTTACTAGTGATGTATAGTATGCGGATTGATCTCGTAGTTCTGGCTGCAAAGCTGGAATATCTGTAGTGTCTTCTTTTATTTCGAAACCAAAAAATCTCTCTAAAGCATAGTTAATTTTTCGGTTGATAGGAAGTATAGTCTCTAAATAATACATTCGCATATTTGGGCGAATGTTAGCGTTATTACCAGAATCAAACATTAAGTAAGGGATTCCCAATGCTTTTGCTAAAACTTTTTCGTTTTCTAAAATTGCATTTTGAAAATCTAAGTCTTTAAAGTTTATATTAGTAAGATCCTCTACTTCGAGACCACCATCTAAAATTAAAGGTCTACGACCTCCATTCTCTGGGTTGTATCTGGTTGACCAGGACTGCATCATGCGTTCTTTAATTTTCTCCGATAAAGTATTTGGAGATTTAAGTACTAATCCTGGAACTGCACCATTCTTAAAAAAGTTATCCTGAAAATTACGCATAGCTTTAATAATCTTCATAGTACGAACTGCAGGCTTTAATCTAGATACTCCTCGATACATACTATGAAAAGAATTTTCTTTTACGTGTATGATTTCTGAAGGAGAGTAGTCTACATCATTATAAGTATACTTCTCTACATAATCTTTAGCGTCTGCGTGTATTTGTACATTATCTGCAGGAATATGGTATAAATGAGCACCATCATAGTATATAAAAATATTACCGTCCAGCAAGTAGTCAGTAATTAGGTTACGTTTGAATGTGCTAATATCTTGAAACAGGTTTGGCTCAAGGTTTAAAAGTAGGTCTACTTTAGATCGTTTGATTCCTTTTACAACACTTTGCCCTTTTGTAGGTCCGCCTACACGAACAGGAATTTCAGCAACGTCATCTACAATCATATTTACCCCACGATTAACTATCTCTAGTTCTTCGTAGAATTTCTCGTAGGCTGTATGGTCTTCTCTGGATGAGTTAATTTCTTGGACATACTGTTGAATTGGATTAAGTTTGAAACTTACATCCTCTTCTTCTTTTCTTCCTAAAATATTATCATACCAAGCCATGTTTTTCTCGTTGTATTCTTACCCAACGTTCCTGCTTTGTAGCAGTACTTAGTAGTGGGTCTTTACCATAGATAGAGTGTAGTTGTAAGTGGTGTTTGTGACATAACGTGGCGGTATACTCATACAACTCTGCGTCATGTTCATCAATAAATTCTTCTCGCCATTCTAGTACGAGATATGGCTCTAAGCCTTGTTCCTTAACCCATTTGTGTAGTAGTCGAGTTAAGCTGTGAAAGTGATGGAAGTCTAGCTTTACGGTATCTCCGCAAATCTCGCATTCACATCCCTTTTTGTACTTAGACTTCGCTTTATCACGAATGTATTTTACTAAATCTCTTTTCAGTTCCATTTTCTTATCCAAAATTATAACTAGTTTCAGGTTTATTGTCAAACACTATTTTTCGTACCTGCATTAGAACGTGCCGCCACCGGTTTGAAATGAGTATAGTGCGTACCTTAAAGCATCTGCCATGTGCGAGGCCATATTATGTTTTGGCTTTTCTCTAGCAAGGTTGGGATTAGTATCCCACTGGTAAGCATCTAGACACCCTAAGGTCTCTTTGCATTCTTGGTGCACAAACATAGTATCATTATCTACGATGGCAGCTACATAAGCTATACCATCCAGCACCGACTTCTTGGCGTTTATAGTACTAATATCATAGTTCTGTGCAAAGTCAAAACGGGTCTGCGCGGCAGCGGAATCTATATAGATATAGTCTATATCCCACTTATCTATTAGTCCTTGTATTTGTATGGCATGTTGCTCTGTAGTACGTTCTGAATCATAGTACTCATCTAATACATGAAATACAGCATTATCCCAATCATACGCAATTACACAAAATGCAGTAGGATCTCTATACCCTACATCAAGTCCTGCGAATATGTCCATACCTTTTGGCTCAAACCTGCTGTAGTCCTGGACTTGCGTCTCGAAATTAAAGTTCCAAATCTGTCCTTCGTAAGTATTAAAATCCGCCTCGTACTCTTGCTTAAATTCTGCCTCACTCATAGACTTTTTAGCTTCTGTTATATCTGATTCGGTCATTCTAGGGTTGTCTTTATAAGTTGCACGTATTGAACACCATTCAGCAAACTCGTCGCTGTATCCTCTATAAAAGAACTCTGAGAACCAATTGTTGCGGCCACGAGGGGTTGATACAAATATAGCTTTAGAGTTAGGCTTATCTAGTGTGGGACGTAGTGCTACGTTGAAAGCATCTCTACCGTCTGATAGTGCTGCTTCATCGAATATGATAAGATCGTAGCTTCGGCCTACACAAGAATCTACCTGATTTACGGAACCCATACGAACGTTTGAGCCATTAGATAGTGTGATAACTTTATCTTTTGCGTTATCTTTTGTTACTTCTAAGTCAAAGTGTTTTATGAGACCCCGTTGTAGGTCGAAAGAAATCTGAGACAGTGAGTAGTTCGGTGACATTATCAACACATTACAGCCAGGAATAAGAGTAACTAATTGACCAATAATATTGGCTATGTACGTCTTGCCTTGTCTACGTGACAGTGCTGCTACTATGAAGCGATACTTAGGGTTGTTAACTGCATTGATCATAGCTATTTGCGACTCTAGCGGTTCAATGTTTAACATATCTAAGTAAGGCTCTACAGGTATCTTCAAGAAACGATCAGCGGAGTCAAGCTCCACTATTTCGCTGCTTACTATGTCTTTTCTACTTATTTCTATTGCCATTTTTACTTGCCTTTTGATTTATGTTCTATCTTTAAATACAGCTATTACCATTTTACTTTATCCGCCCAATATGCTGCAGACATTTTGCCTTTAGCAATATTTTTAGCGTGACGTGCTTTAAACGAACGACGCTTTGCTTTCATAGCCGCTGATTCTCCTGCTTTTGGCTTACCAGCAGTTTTAGCTCCTTGTTGTCCAAAACGAATAGTCTTTACTTTACTGCCAACCTTTGCTACAACAATGTGAGATTTCTTTGCGTGACCTGGTGTGCGTTTAGGCTTATTGTACCCAGAGACTTTCGCCCGCTTTAGGCGAGAGTCTTTTTTACGGGGCTTGCGCTTAGCGGGCACCTTTCTTACCTCTCTTTTTTGGCTTTTTCTTTTTTGGTCGTCCTACTGTTGAACCATATGTTCCTCTACCTTTTGGCATATTAACCTCCTAACGGGCTTGACGCCGCGTCTAGACCTTTCCAAAGATCATCTACTTCTGTCTTAAATGTTTTTACGTCCTTTTCAAAATCCTGTACATCTTCTAAACCTTCCTCTACTTTATCTTCTAAGATTAGAAAGTCTTTTTCTAGTTGGTTGACTTTATCTGTTGAAGCAGAGGCGTCATCTAGTACTTCCTGTTGTCTATCACCTATATTTTTCAAGGTTACTCCTAGCTCTGCTAGTTTGCCTTGTAGATGTGCAACATTGTTGTCTTCTAGTTGAGTCCTTACAGTTGCGAGATCCTGTTCTATATCAGATAAATCAGGTATTACTATAGAGCCTAAATCGTCTTCTATAGTGGCTACTCGAGAGAAAAACTCAGAAGCTGCCCAAATGCCCCCACCTATTGTAGTTGCAAAACTAAGCATAATTGCTATGTATACACCCTTGAATGTAGTTCCACCAATTGTTAATTCTGTATTCTCTAAACTCATGGAAGTTCTCCCATTTCAGGTGCGGGATCACTATAAAAGCCTCCGTCTGAAGGTCCTCCTAAGTAGTCTTGTGGGTCTCTTTTTGTATCATAGCCCAGTAGAGAGGCTGTGTCTCCGTACTGAAAATATCCTTGAATCAGTATATCGGTATGATCTAGGTACACAGTGAGATGGTCGTCGTGCGCACCATAGAATGCAGTTGAGCGAGTCAGATTAGAAAAGCTATCTATAGATATAGTATCGGTTGTGGATAGTATATCTACGTCAAGCGAAGCATTTTTAAACACTGCGGCGCTTTGAGAGAATGTTTCAATCTTCTCTATAGACTCGTTGAACACCGCTACAGTTTGGGTGTCTAGAGTTAGGTCACTAGAGCGTATGAAGTTTTGCATATCTACTCTTTCTTCTGCAGTTTCTGCATTTGCAGTTATCTCTACAACGGCTGCTACTTTAGATATTTCTGTGGCAGCGCCTGCAAACACCTCAATAGTTGCGCCGAGGGATTCCATAGAGTCTTGATACTGGTCTTCGTAAAAATCTGCTGCTGTATAGTAGTTAGCATTTACTACGTCTATAAGAGCTTGGTTATACGTGGAAACCACTATTTGATCTATTTGTGCCTCTGTGTAAGTTCCTGGTACTACTATATTTCCGTTGAGGGCTTCCTGTGCTGCAGCATCTGCTTGCTGTCTTGCTATAGCTACTTGATCGTTTATATAGTTTGAGCTAGTTACTAAATTATCAATCTCGCTCTGGGACTGTGCTAGTCCTGAAGCGCTCGCTAATGCTGCGAGTATCACCAACCTCTTGGTTTTCATCTTGCTTCTCCCCTCTGCCCAACACTAGGTCGTAGTATTCTTTACGCTCCAGGTAATTAGGAACGAAAGTTTCGGGCTGTCTTCGCATAGTAATAAATGCGGCTTTTCCTACAACGAGCTTTCCGTTGATTGACAATGGACAAGGCGTTCCACTAGAGAACATCGCTTCCCATACTTCGTCACTCTGACACATTCTTGCTATTGCAGCAATTGTCATGCCAAGTCCTTTTAAAACAATTGTATCCTTTCTACGATTACACTCTGAATCTTGAACATACTTACCTTTGCTAAACCCTATCACCTGTGACTGTACTCCTGCTGATAAAGATTTAAGGCAACTGTCCTGGCCCGCAGACATTAGAGAGGGCGCTGTAGCAGTAGAGACAGGTATCTGACTAGATGCTCCCGCTCCATTGTACTGATTTGTGTTGCTTTCCGAAGTATTGTTGCTATCTACGGTAGCCCCTTGGTAGTTGTTGTTTAGGTCACCTTCTTGGTTAGAAGAGTTATCACTATTTTCTTGTGAGTGAGAAAGTGCACTAAAGCACAGTAAAACAACTAGTGTTTTTTTCATGTTTCACCTGCTATTTATATGTATTTGGTAGTTTAATGTCGGATACGTTTACTGAGTAGGGTGCGCCGCTTACTTTGACTTCTTTTACAACAACTTCTTCTACACCAATAAAATCTTTTGCGTCTTTTTCGTTTCTGAATTTGCGTATTGTAACGCCTTCATCTACTACGTAAAAGTTAGCTCGTCGTTTAATTATATTCATCCCATTTTCCCCGATAGTACCGTAATAACTAGAGACGCCAAAAATAGTATGGCAGCTCCTCCAATTGTTATGGTTCTTGATTCTATACGTTTAAGAGTTTCATCAATATGATCCAGTCTACGAAAGTTAGATTTCCATCTTTCTTCGCACTGGACTATATGAGTCTCTGTCTCTCGCTCTAGAGAATCCAATCTACTGTGATCATTCGCTTGTTGGTCCACTTAACAACTTCTCCATCAGCTTACCATAATTTCCCTGTCCAAAAGGTATTGACTCATTTATTTGAACATTCGTCTGGTTCTTTATATTACCCGATTGAGCTTTTTCTAACTCTGCTTGGGCTTTGATTTCGTCCATGCGCATCTTATGCGCCATTTGAAGTAAGTCTGCAAGATCCTTGCTAGAGTAAATCCCAGTTTCCTGAGCTTCTTCTAGTTTGGATGCAATCATTTCGTCTAGTACTGCTCCTATCTGATTCTTATTACGGTATCCAAGGTCTAGATAGACGGTGTCGACATAACGTTTAACCTCTCTAGAGTTTAGGTTCGCTACCACTTTGTCTTCAGGTACGCACAAATGTTCGCTAACTGCACGAATGTTGCCGAACTGTAAATAACTATTCGCTATTTCCAGTCCTTCAGGGGATATTTTGGTTACTTCTTTAGCCATGTTAGAAATTATAGAGGAGTTAAGTTCAAAAGTCAAGTACTATTTTTTATACCCAGGCAATAAAAAGCCCCCAGTAAAGGAGGCTTCTTACGAACTTAGAAAATACTACCAGAAAGTGTAGCGTACTTCAGTTTCTAGCTTATGGTTCCAGTCCTCTACATTGGTGCTTTCAATTTTACCTTTGATCTGCAAGTCACCAAACTTAACTTTGTACCCTGCTTCTGCAGCAGTACCAGTATCAAAGTCTAAACCAGTACCAAATTTACCGTACTCAACATAAAAGTTTTTTCCGATTGAGGTACCGAGACGTAAATTACCTGTAGTCTCTTCAAATGAACCAAGAGTATCAAACTCTGTAAAGCTTACATTGTTCTTGTACTCAATGTATGGACCTGCTACCGCTAAAGGTGCAACTAGTGCTGTTACTAATAATAAATTTTTCATAAATTCTCCATTTCTTTTTCGATTAGTCGAGGACATAGTATACCTCAAATCTCCTCCAAAAGTAAAGTGAAAAATTCACAAAAGTTGGTAACATTTTTCGTAGGTTATGGCACCGAAAGCTATCCTGTAGTGACAACTATACTGCCACGATAGACACCAGAGCTACTGCCCGTCTTTGTATAGTAATAAGTACCTGGAGTATGCGGAACCCAAGTTACTTGACTATTTGCTGTACCTACATTATTTATAGTCTCTTCATTTAGTACATTATTTGTTGCCGAGGAACTATATGCGGTCTTTAGTGACATAGATGCCTCACTAAATGTGATTTTTAGTCTATCGCCTGTGCGCATGGTTAATGTCTTGTTCGGTACATTCGAGAATGAGCCATTCCTGTCGGTGCCAGACAGTTTAATAGTACCACTAAAAGTAGTAGTTACTGTATATGTAGGTCCGGTGTAAGGAACTGTGTCTATAGATATTACTGTGTCGGTAATATTATTGATTGTCTCATTATTCCAGGGCATGATACCATGCTGTCCACTACTCTGCCCTCCATCTACAGCTCCGAAAAGGTAGCTGCTCACTCTACGCACTTGGTAATAAGCACCCCTTTCTATCGTAATATACTTCGCGGCAATTGAAGAGGTATTGTTATCTGTCCGTGCTATACCTCCTTTATATAGTGCCCAGTACTTTGTAGTATGGTAGTACGTTCTTTCACTGAGTCCAAGAGTATCACTTTCTGTTTCTGTTTCGGTTCTGATGCACTCTCTATGCGACTGTACCTTTGTATTATAAAAGAACGCTGGCGCCGCAGAAGTAGTAAGCGATATCGTAGAGCTTGCTGTTGGAGTAAATTGGCTACTATGGCTCTGGAAGTTACCTCCCCAACTATTGGCCTTGAGACTTCCACAAGAGGGCGTAACCGGAGTTGAAGGGTGAGATATATTTGCAGTGTCTGTTATAAGCAAAGGTCTAGATCTGGAGTCGAACACTGTTACTCCTGCAGTTGATAGTATTTGCATGCCATGGTCGCCATGAGGCGTGGGGGCAGAGGGCGGCTCAGAGAATATGTAAAGCTCTGGAGCGCCCCCTACGTTGTAGGCGTTTACATCGAAATTTCCGTTATCAGCTACAGTGTAAGGGCCTGTACGTTTAACTGGTACAAACGAAAAGTGTTCTGTATATGTAGTATTATCAAAGTCAAAAGTGTAAGTATAGTTTCCTACAGTAACTCCCTGTGCTATCCCTCCTACAGTATTTGAGGACGTTATTGTGCTGCCGTTCCAGATAAGCTTCTCTTTCGTGCTGCCAGAGCTAGTCAATCTCCCATAGTTGGCTCGTAATAGGCCCCTAGCTGCGGAGGTTAAAGATACTTGATGGGCTTTTGTATGTGTAGTGCCTCCTCCAGTGCTCACATAAGAATAATTCCATTTGCTACTATTACTACTGGCATAGCTATACTTCGTGCTTAAAGGGTTTTGATCGCTGTAACGGTATGTAGGGAAATAGCTAAGTAAGCCTACGTTCTCGTGGCAATTCATTGCTTCGAATGTAGTACCAGTAGAATGCGTAGTTCTGTAAGCCCTATTAGGTCGCGCCACTGCCGAAGTCGAGCCTATCGTTATGTTGGCGAGGTAGTAAGGCTGTATATTTACACCATGAATATTATCTACAACACCTCTTATGCAAGCTACGCCGGGAGTAAAGCTTCTTGTTTGCGTCTGAACTGTATCGGGAGTAGTTACAAAACCAGCGTGTCTCCACAGAGATGGATCGACTGCGGTGTGGTAAGATTTATTTCCATGGTGCTTTATTAAACGTACAGTGCTACCTGGAGTCCTAATAAGACTCATTTGAAAGGGGTGAGCCGGTGGTACATTAGTCCCAGATTGCTCAACTTTGACGTAGAAAGTACGGCCTTTTGCATGTAGTATATTGTCAATATCAGTGTTATGTACTGCGGAGAGTGTTCGGTCCCAAGGATCGAGAGTCATGTCATAATCACTACTGGTTGTACTGACAGTCTTAAAAGTAGTAGTTCCCTTGTATAATGTATATGTTCTAGTACCTGTTATATTTTCTGTTTTAATATTTACTGTAATTCCTTGAGGAGGTGACTTCGCCTCTACTTTGGGATATGTCGCAGTCTGTAGGAGCTGGCTAAAACTAATGTTAGTGCGAACTTGCAAGTGAGGTTGTGAAGAAGTTGGTTTATAGTTCCACACTTGTTGGCTTACCCATATTTCGGAAAGCGTACCATCTAGTGCTCTAACATTTACGCGGTATCTGACATGAACACTGCCCCCAGATGATTGAGTCGCATACACACTGGATGAATAATTTGAATGATCAGCCATTAAAGCTAGCTCTGTACTTTGATTCGCTGGTACTGACCACGTACCTGGAGTAAAAGGTGCAGGACTCATGCCGTTGGTGGCACTGTTGGTGGAAAGTAGGTTTTCATAAATGTTTACGAACTTTAAAGAGTATTCTCCTGGAGACAGAGAGGCTGCTGAAGCTCCATGATTGTAGGTAAGGAAGCCGGTGCCGTTATACACGCGTACGAGTCCTCCACTGTCTACAAAAGAAGTACTATAAGGTATGCGTAGCGTGTGTCCTCCATACAAAACGCCGAACGACGTTGGATTAGTCTGCGAAGGATTAAATGTTACTGATTCGTTAAACGAAATACTGTCTGAAGTGAAGTTTGTTACCTGTAGCTTTGCTAACTGAGACGTACCAAGGTTGGTCACTGCATTATTTTCATCTCCCAAAGGTCGAGTAGTATTAGTAATATCACTACGTAGTACGTGGTAGCTTTCATCTCCTTTCAACAGGACATCTATGTCCATGTCATTATCTAGAGAATGTGTGGCACCTGATAGGCCAGCACGAAGTACAAACCCATGTTGAGTAGTAGGTAATCCGAGTAAGGTGTTTCCATTGTTCGAGTATGCCCAAGGGTTAATCCCTAAACTAGGTTTATGATAAGTGGTATCCCAATATTCTGTATAGTCAGCAGGGTTGTCTGCACTAGTTTGACCTAAATCAGGGTCTAGGTGTGCAGGGAAGTTGGTAACTTGTGACTGGACTTGGTATAAGCGTAATTCATGTCTAAGAGCTTCGCTGTTGTCTAGAGGGATTGCGAAAAAGTCCATATTGCTTGGAGTATAGTTTGACGTTAAAGTAAATTGATAAAGCGGGCTCCCCGTTGCTGTTGCACTTACACCCGGCCAGCCTCGTACGTAGAAGTTGAAGTGTTCGAACACGCTGCCTCCTATAGTAATATCTGCGGGTGCCCGGTTTCTATAGTACCAGGTAATATCGTCAAAATCCATACAAGGGTGATTACCAGATACCTCTAAGTAGTACCCTACGGTAGCATTATACCCCAAGCCTGTAATTTCCTTGAAGCCTGACCAGGTTACGTAGGTCTCGCCAGAACCAAAAGGATCGCTAATGCTTTTAGGCCAGTTTGCGTACTGACCAACCTTAATTTTTTCATAAGACCACTGACTAATGTACAGTCTAGTCTTACTATTAACATAGTCGGATGCATTGGAATCCGTTTTGATAAGTGGGTAAGTATAAGACATATCTCCACGCTTTTTCTCGTGAATTCTATGTATATAACTACTAAGCCTAGTAGAGGCATCGGTAGGTGTTAGTACGTAGGGTGCCGAGCCAGTATTAGTATCTGGAGTCCCTTCAATATCCCCACCATTATACTGAAAAACCGAAAGAACGTTGCGTCCGCCAGAGGAATAGCCTTTCCAAGAAAGATACTGACCAGTTCTTAGTATGTTTGAGAATTCAACTCTACGGCCTTGAGGTATGTGCTCTTGCTGATAGGCTCGAGTAACGCTACTAGTAGAAGTGTTATAGGAAGAGTAGTCGCTACACAGAACCATTGCACCTCTACTAAGACCTCGTCCAGTTGTGAGTCCCTCACCGTAGTTTTCAGGTATAATCTGTACCTGTCCAATTGTTCCAGAGGCACTAGTGCTATCCGGCCATATAGGAGTTTCCCACTCTTCAGGCAGAAAGAACTGCTCTAGGGTCATATCGAACCCTTGTGCAGGGGTAGTAACAATTAGAGGGGGCACATAGTTGGCCTGGTCTTCCGGTCGTGTATTCGATATTAATTCTATGTTCCACTCGTTATCATTGCCTGTAGGAAACACCTGCGTTACGGCATAAGATTTGCCCGAGAAGGGTGTGGTAAAGAAAGGTATAGGGAGTGAACTACAGTTACTTACCGTATAGTTAAATAAGGTAAAGCCTCCAAAGCCTGATTTAGGTGAAGTACTTCTACTATAGTCGGGGCTGAGGATTCTTTTTACAAAAGTTAAGTTTGTAGTTTGATCAGTAATTAAGTACTCATCATCGTCGTTTTTTGAAACAAACCCATATGCCATATCTTATCTTCCTAGTATTAGTATTTTGCACGCTGCACTATATGCGTTAAAAGTATTATTCTCTGAGTTTGTGGTAGTGCCTGAAGTACTTGTAATAAGAACTGATCGTACACTGGTATTGATCGATACGGTAGGTACCAGTTGTTTTTCGTCAACAGGCACATCGCTTATAATTTGCAAGGCTACTCTAAGCTCCATGCCTGCGGGTAAACTGTTTCCACTGAAATATATTGTCGAGGCGGTATCTCCTGAAGGTATATTTAAGACGGCCACCTGCATCCAACTTTTAGAACTTGTGTCCATTAGTAGGTTTTCGTCTCTGTCGTATACTTGCAGTCCAAAAGCCATAGTAGTAATCTCCTTCGATTTGATAAATTATACTTAATTTTAAGAAATTTGTCAAGGTATATTTTTCAGGGGGTGTTAAGGTTTGTTGCACTTCTTTGGTACCTACTTGCTTTACCATTGGGTATCATCTCTGCAACCTTTGGCACCTACTTGCTTTACCGTTTTACTTGAGGTTTACGTGGAAGTGTGCGCGGCGCGCTGCAAATGAGAATGAGTCTCATTACCGCCCCCTAATGAGAATGATTATCATTTGCATCTGTCCATGTAGGTCTGTGACTTTTTAGGTAAGGGCATAAGGTGGTCATTTAACACTATAAAACAAGGTGTTTTTGAACATTTTTTTATTCAAAAACCCCTTGTTTTATAGGCTTAAATGATCTTCTCTAACTCCTTGTTTAATCTTTTTATAAACGCTAAACGTCCTGCACTTTTATCATTGTAATTTATACTGAACCAATCGCCGCAATTATTAACCATAGATTCTTTTTTAATACTCATAGCATTATATTTTTCGACTGCCATTTTATCATTCTCTGATAGCTTCCAATACTTGAGCGGTGATACTTCGCGGTGATTAATTCTAGCTAACTGTTCAACTTCTGAAATAGACAACCACATTTTAATAAACGTGATAGGCTTTTTCTTTTCCCATATTAGAACGGACTTCATAAAATTACTATATTGCTTATCACTACACCAACCATTAACAGGTTGAACCAAGGCGCGACTATACCAAGACCGATCGTAGAATACTATTTGATTATCAGCGGGCATTTTCTTGAGCCATGATGCCAGCCAATTATCCATAGCGTGCGCGCTAGGCTTAGATGATAAGCATACACTGAACCATTGCGGGTTAAGGTATTGTGTAAGCGTTCGGATTGTTCCCGTTTTTCCTGCCGTATCGCGCCCCTCTAATATAACAGCGATTCGCCCCCGATTTTTTTCTGCTAATTTGTTGAGCTTGGCTTGCTCTCTCTCTAATGAATTCATGCAACTATACTCCCGTGGATATTTTTATCTTTGCCTTTTGCGCTTGGGTTTACTAAACGCCAAGGCGCTTTATTATATACGTTATAGGGTATCTTCTTTTTTGTTTTGAAACATTGGCGCAATATCTCTACCTCAATAACGCAATCACTTAGGGCTGTATGATCTTCGATAAAGCCATGATCACCTGAACAAAAACGATAAGCGAATTCTGCGCCTGTCTTAATGTTGCCCTTGGGTGATACCCAACCGAATGATTCTGCAATCTTTTTATAATTGCGGCTTTTTAGCTTTGCTTCGCAAGCGAATTGCCATATATCCAAGACCTGCATTTTAGACTGTAAAACGCGATCTTCTCCTGTTAGGCTTTTATGGGTGTTGGACATTGCCCGCATATCAAAGCCGATATTATAGGCGGCTATTGTCGTTACGTTATACTCTACAATATCCGATCTCAATTGATCAATGATTTCTTGCCAAGGCTTCATTGTGATTTCGCTATTGTCTAACATGGGTGCATAATGCGAGAACAATTTTTTAGCGTAAAATGCGCCCATCATAATTTTTGGCTGTGTGAAAATCTCAGATACTAAGGCGTTATAGCTGGTAAGCTGGTTCCCATCTTTGTCGTGTATGATATAGCCAAGGTCATAAACATTACCAGATAAATCAGCCGTTTCGGTGTCTAATGTTAGAATCACGTTTTTCATAATTTAAGCCTGTAATTTTTGGTTTAGGTCAATTGCATTAAGAGCGTTTATTTTTAATTCATTCTCTGCCATGTTTAACACTGACAAATTATCATCAATGATACAAGCCGCAACACGCCAGCGAGCACGCGGGATTTTGAGCTGAATTAATAAGCGCGATATTTTTGCAAACTTCATGCGATCATCTGCACGATTATCGCCAATAGCGCGGGACATAATATAATCGGGTTGCATATCGTGTAAAGCCAAAAATTCATAATCTGGCTTTGATAATACGCGAGCCGTACAGATTGCCGTTTTTTTGCTAGGATCTTTGATAAACCTTTTGAAGCTAGAAGCCAAAGGTAAAAGGCGATCTTGCATAATTTTTTCATGGGTGCAATTCTCTATCCAGTTATCTAAATCAAGCGAACCATCTGCACGAGTCAATTGACGGTGCGAGCTATCAATCACTGTGTGATCTAAATCAAAAATATATAACATTAAACTAAACTCCAAATATAACCAATAATCCCGACAATATTTAAAACAATTAAATTGTGCATTTTTTGCTGTACCGCTTGGGTGGTCAATAATGCCAAACCAACAATTGCTAAAATTTTACCGATTGTGTAATTTATTAAGAATGGTGCAAGGCATAAAAGCCCTGCACCAATCCATCCAGCTAAGGCAACCACTTACACGTTGCTCAATAAAGCAGACAATGCCGACGCTGGAGCTTTTAGCAAGCCGTCTAGCGAACCATCATCCGCATCTACCGCTTTTGTAATTGCTTTGACAATATCCAGCTTTGAGACTGCCGCTTTTTTGCGAGCTGGTTTTGCTTTGACTTCGTAGTCAATGCCCGCACTTTTTGCTTTTGCAATAACGGAGCGGCTTGTAATACCAAGACCGAATTCTGTAGCCAAGGCCGCACACTTTTCAGCGTTTAAAGGCGCTTGAGCGGTCATTGTTTCGATCATTTCAACTGTGTATACTGATTTTGACATGTTTAATTCTCCAAAGAATTGTATTTAAGAGCCGCTATTATATCAAATAAAGGCGCGACTGTAAACCTTTATTTGTTGGTAATTTTACCATTTTTGTGTGGGTTGGTTTCCCGTATTTCTGAATTGAATTATAGCAAGGTTTTTCTTTATTGTCAACTGGTAATATTACCATTTTTGCCGACTAGGATTCTCTTGCCTTTCCCCATTTCAGAAACACATTATATCAATTATTTTCGCAAATGTAAAGCGTTTTCTTAGACTAAAAAGGCATAAGGGCGGCGCCAAATATGCAAAAACGGTATAAGAAAATGCTTTACATGGCTTGATTTTTATGATAAAATTGGCGCAGGGGCGCCGATTTTTGACCTGTGTCAAGCCCCATGTTTGCCGCTCGCGATTTGACATATGCGCTAGAATATGCCTAGTCTAATATGGTATCACTCCGCACTGCGTAAAGAATAATAACAGGATAGCTGCTACAAAAAAGAATTCGGAATT